GAACAGCTCCTTCAAAGGAAGGAAAATCGATTTCGATCGCTTCCAATTCGTTATAAAGAACGTTTACGTTCGTTTTTACGTTATTCTGAATTTGAGTGACTAACTCTCTTTTGATTTTTTTGCAAACGCCGCAGTAAGATTCGTATGAGTTCGCTTTAGCAAGAATTGAACTTGCAAGTTCCGTAATATCATCGTCTTCCATCGTTTTTGATTCGCTTACAAGCGCGATTAAGGAGGACTTTAAATTCTCCCTTTCCTGAGAATTTGCAGAAAGCCATTGTTTAGCTTGAGGACTTAAAATCGGCCAAGAAAGAGGTTCGCTTTGGGGATACCTGCAAAGAATCTGATCCAAGGCTTCGTCGAACTTAGAATGAATTTTTCGGATCTTTTTTTCTTTATAAGAAGAGATCGTTAAAAGACCGCATTGAAGAAGTTCAAGCTCCGACTTCGGAACGAGTCTTTCATCTTCGATCTTCATGTCTTCCGGAACGGAGATCAAACCTCGATCCGCTTTTTCGGAAAGGGAGAATTCCTTTAACTCGCCCGCTTCGAACTTATATCCTTCCGGAGGAAAGGAAATTCCCTGGTGAATTTTTTTCTTCAGACTCTCCGACTTGTCCCGATTAAAAAGTTCGATCTCCAGTTCTATCGAAGACAAATTAGAGCTCGGATATTCTTCCAGACTTTCGGAAGAATAAACAAATATTTTTTCCATAATTGCTCCTAACGGAGCGATCGAGTAGAGGCGGATAAAAACATTCCGCTTTTTATATATTTAATAGATTGAATATTCTTTTAATTTTTCAGCCCTGCGCGAATGAAACTTGTTCGATACGGAGCCGCCCATGACAAAAGGTTCGAACGTCCCTTGTTCTTCCCAAAATTCGCAGACGTTACCACCCACATTCACATTCTCCATAGAACGAACCAATTCGGCTCGATCGAACGAATCTGAAAGTTTCGGAAACAAAAATCGATAACGAAATAGAACGTATTTGCGAGACATCATTCTTCCGTCGATCGGGCCGCCCATAACGAAACAATTTTTTGATTCTTCCGTTTCATAAACTTTGGAATATCGGATTTCGCTCGAATCGAGTCCGGTGGAAAATTGAACGACCTGTCTTTTCGAAGAGACCGACGCGATCGACATTTTAAAAAGTTTCGCCATTAAAAGTCTGTTTCGATACAGCTCGTCTGTTTCTCCCGGAAGTTTTGCGATCTTATACCTGGCACCCCACAAAATTAATCCGAAACCGTCGCTGGTTTCAAGCCACATCTGTCTATACAACCAACTCAGCCTCGCCGCTCTTTCGTTTAGAATGGAAAGAATGGATTTCAATAACTTATACCATAAGCTGGATTGTCCAAGTTTTCGAATGAGGTTTCTCTGATTTTTCCAAACAACGGAATCGAAATCGAATATGAATTTATCAGACATACACTGCGCCTATCGTTTGAAATCCGGGACCTGCGTTCGCCAACGAGCCTACGGGAACATCAACATTTCCTAATGGATTGAATTCCACATCGATACAATTGGGAAGAACTTGATACAAAGCCTTCAATTGCGCGTCCACGAAATCCTGTCCTTCGCTCAAAGAAAGAAAGTATTCGTCCTTGATTTGATCCAAAACGACCTGGCTCGGAATCGTATCCGAAGAAGAGAACTTCACCGTAACCGTTTTGTTCACGAGTGTTTCCGAAATATTATCGACTAACACGTGTGCTACGCCGCCCGGATCGTTTTCCTCCGAATTAAAATGATCTTTTACTTGATCGAGTTGAGAAACGTTCAACGTTCCCACGGTTCCTTGCACAAGAACTTTCACTTCCCCGTCCGTCTTCAACGTCTTCGCACTTTTGAAGATCGCTCTTTTTACGAAAGAAAAAGTTTCCGCTTCTCCCTTATACCAAGCAGGGGTCCATTTCGATGAAACACCTTCAGCATTTTGCAAGCGAGCCCTTACCGAAGTTCTGGTTTCCCTATACTGACCTTGTTGAATCGGATTGATTTCTATGTTGGAAACAAAGTTGATTCCATCCGGTGGGTTTTCGATCAAGTTGATTGCACCCGCAACCACGTTTCCGATCGGACCGTCTACCGTACATTGAACAAGAGCTTCGACCGTAAACTTTTCTTGTGTATCGGCGGCGGTTCCCGCAGGAAGAATCAAAGCGTCCTTAAGAAAGAATCTTATTTTCTGATCTTCGTTACCGGAAGTCGTAACGATCAAAGACTGAGGGATTTCCCGATCCACCGAAGGTTGAACCGAAGATCCGATTCTCACCTTGAGAATCGAAGGAAGCGCCGGTTTCCATTGCATTCCTCTTCGAATCAAGTGTTCGTGCAACGCGTCGTCTTCCGCAGTATGAGGATGAATCGCTTTCTGAACGGAGATAAGATCCGTATCTATGAATAAAAAAACCGCGTTGGAAACCGCGCGTAGAATCGAAAACGTTTTCGAAGTTGGACCGAAAGTATGATTCTTCAATACTCCGGAAGCCTTTACGCTTTGAAGATGATCCGTAAGAACCTGTTCTTTAGTAATGTTTAAATTCATCGATTGCCTCCATATTACTTCATTAGAATTCCTTTAACCGATTCTCCCGTTTTTAATCGGAAATCGACAACGATCCGACTTTCCACGTCAAGTGTCACGTCGATCGATTTCAAATCGATCGCGGGATGTAACCTTAAAATCCTTTCGGCGTCTCGGATTCGAGCCGCCTGATCCCCGTACTCGGTCGAGTTCAACGCGATTCTTTGTCTACTATAGATCTCGGGATAGTCGATATCGTCGGCGACGGTCATCTCGAACATTTCCCGAACCTCCGATAAAACGATTCTTACCGAGTTCGCGTCGCTTAACAAATCGTCGTCCGAAGCGTCCAAAGTCAAATCTCCGAATCGAATCGGATCGTTCCCAAAATCGATCATCAGGTTCCTGCCTTCGGTTTACTCGAAACGGACGGTCCGACCGGGGTATCCACGTAATCCGTCAAGTGAGACGATAAACCCACCGAATTGGAAGATTCCGCAAACGCGGTGATTTCTTTTTTTGCATCCAACTTTCCGGTAGTTTTAAAATCGCCTTCCTGTTCTACGTTTCCGCGGATCTTGAACGTTTTTCCCCCGAGATCCAAAAGAAAACCATCGTCTTCGAGCGTAACCTTAATTATATTTTTATAATTTATATAAGCCTTATGTTCTTGGATTTCCAGTTCGACCTGATCCGCGACCTTCGTTTTGATCGAATCTATCTTTTCGAACGCAAACGCTGTGTATCTTTTTTCAAGATTGTCCCTTGCAATCAAAAGACATTTCGAACCCGTTCTCGGAACCACCGGCTCCGTCCAAGTTACGTTATAGATGAAGTCTTCTGAAACTTTTACGGTTAAGAGTTTATTATCCGAGTCCACGGAATCTATGATTCCGGACTTCGCGAAAAACATCGGAAATCCGATCTTCCATGCTTGAACGATCGCTTGTATGAGAGTTCTATCCGCCATTCTTCCCCTTTATTTTCCCCGATTCGATTTCGAACTTCCGCTCTTCGGCGGCTCGTGATAAAAGCCGGGATAAATTTCCTGACGATAGCCGTTCATATTAAATTTTTTGATTACACGATCCACGAAAGCCTTTGCGCTTCTGGAAGAATCTTCAGGGTCTTGAATATCGATGATCTGAGAATGTGTGATCGAAGGAAAACCGAAGGAAAGAAATTTCCCTTTGAATCCCGAGCCGCATTTTTCGTCGAAAATTTCCTTTGCTCTTTTTTCTGCGCCTTGAGAATCCAAACCGTCGATTTCGTAATAACGTGATTCTCCCTGTCCGTGTTCCCCTCTGTATGTTTGTCCCGTTTTCGGATTTTCACCGCGAACTACGATTTGGAAGGGTTTGCTTTCCTGCGGAGTCAATTCATCTTCTATAATATTCTCTCCGAATCGAAAGATCGGAAATTTTTCCTTTTTCGAAGACGCGCTTCCGCTTTGAGAATTCGATCCGCTCGTTTTCGAAGTAAGACTCAAATCCGGGTGAGAATATGCTTTTTGAACCACCAATTTCCAATCGTGAAAGAATACATCGACCCCGTGCGTTTTCTTGAGTTCCGATAGCGCATAACGCGCTGATTTTTTCGCGCATCGAATATCCACCGTACGTTTGATATCCGAGTCCCTTACTAAGATCGAAATATCCGATTTGATCTGTGGATGAATACAATCGTTTAGAAACGTCATCAACGGCTTTTGATGATAGTCCTGAGTCATGATTTTTCTCTGACAAAAGAAGAACGGATCCACACATTTCAATTCCAGCGGAACCTTAGGACTGATTTCCAAAACATAGCCGTTGAATTCCGGAAAAAGTCCGTATCTCGTATATCCCGCCTTCCAAGTGACCTTCGAGAATTTTACGATCGAATCCTTTTTCAAATTCTTATATTTAGGAAGTTTTATCTTCAATATGTCCGTGGGAATTTCACGAGAAGATTCCAACGTCACCTCCGTGACGGCGGGAAACTTAGCATTAGAGATTTCTAATTCTTGAATCAGTGTGAACATCAGGCCGCCGTCCTTTTTTTAGCGTTGGCGAGTTCGGTTTTTGAAACGAGCGCTTCTATGTATAAAGTGGAACCCACGTTCTCATACGGCTGAATGTTCGAATTGTCTTCCCTAATCTTTCCCGAAAAATGTTCGGTTCCGTAATGAAGCGCGCTAATGGATTCGTAGGTTTCTCCGTTTGAAATCGTATGGAAACGATTCTCCGTCAAAGGATCGGGGATTTCGATCAAGATTCCCGACTCAAGATTTGTCCAATCATCAATTTGAGGGTTCATATCCAGGATCAATCTCCATATCTCCCACTTTCCGTAATAACGAGCCGAAAGTCTCTGAAGAGTATCATTGTTTCTTAATACGTAAAATTGACTCATAAGGATGACTCCACAGCGCTGTTTTTAGATTCCACCGAAGCAAGATCCAAATCGTATTCTTCATCGGATAAAAACGTAAGCGTGATCGATTGGCTGTATTGAATCGGCCCGTCCGGCAAATCGAAACTTTTACAAACTACATTCTTAATTCCTAATGCGTTTAACATAGAATGATTCAAGTAAAGCGTTTCGTTCGTTTCCCAGAGTTTCTTCAATTCCCTTATCTTTTGAATCATACTTTTTACCAAAGGATTGGAAGGAGCCGCCAAAATTCCCGCGCCATACGTTGCGGCTAAAAGCGTGAACTCGACCGTGACCGTCCAATCACCGAATCCTGTAAGTTCCTTTACGGTTCCCTTTCCGCCTGGAATCGATGTGACTTCTATTTTCTTTTCTTGATTCGCTCGAATTTTTGTACCGGACGGAAATTCATATTCACTGGAAAGATCGAGACCGATCACCAATCGATCCGTATCCCCCGTTATGATTTCAGGCGGTATGTATCCTGCCGGAAGCGCAGGCGGCGTAATTCCTCCGATCATGCTAATTCCATCTCCTCGAATCGATCCAACTCTTGAAAGATCGCATCGGTTATGATTTCACCGATCTTTTTCTTATTGTTCGTTCTATCTCCCACAACGAGTTGCCCTATGATCGATCCTATCGATAAGGAAGAACCGTTTTGTTTTCTTCCCGAACCCATCTCCGTAACCTCGGATGTTTCGCTCGTTCTACGTACGACTCTCTTCGAATCCGAATCGATCGTTTCGTTAAATCTTTGTAAGACAGGATTTTTCTTAGGACGTTCGGAAGAAATTCCTGCTTCATTCAAATTTCCTAATGAAGAATTTCGACTCCTCTTGTTTGTCGATAATCCTCCGGCATTGATTCCTTGTGTCTGCATCTGATCCAACGTGATTCCCGGTTGTTTTGAAGTTTGCACCTTGAGTTGCAAACCCGGAACGGAAATTTGTTTCGAAGCGGGCGGAACTTTAACGTTGTTTCGAAGACCCGGAACGGGGGAAGAATTCGGACTTGAACCGTTCTTAAACCCGAGCAGTTTGCCAAAAGGACCTTGATCCTGTTTGGAACCTCCCGGTAAAAAACTTCCGAGAAATCCCAAACCTTCTTTGATGGGTTGTGTTATAAAGTTCAATCCCGCGAGAATTCCGTTCCCCAACGCTTTCATCAAATTCCATCCCGCCGTCTTTGCGGATTCCGGAATCGCATTCCAGATTCCGTTCCAAATCGCGTTAAACTGCTCCATCAACCAAGGCCCGATTGAAAGAAAGGTATTCCAAAACTGATTCAAATTCTCTAATATTAAATTTCCGAATCCGATAACACCTTCTACCAAAATGTTCCAAAGATTGGAAACGTAAGCCGCGATGCTACTCGCCAAATTCGAGATATCATCCCAGTAATTGTAAATCGTAAGTCCGATTCCCGCAAACAAACCTAAAAAGAGTGTGATCGGTCCGAGAATGACTCCCGCGATCACCGCAACGAGCCCTTTGGCCCAATCGGGCATTTCCATCCAGGCGCCTTTGACAGTGTCCCAAGCCGACGTAAGAAAATCGACAAAGGAATTCAATTTTTCTAATATATAGTCCACTGCGACCAAAGTCGCGGCTTTGATCTCGTCCCAATACGTTATGATCAATGCCGCACCGGCCACAATTCCAACGATGAAAAGCCCGACCGGATTTGCCGCGATCGCGGCTCTTAATAGTGAAAAGCCGACTTTAAGCGCGGCTAACGCTCCTTTTAACGTGAACAAAGCGGGAGCGATTGCTCTAAGAGCCGAGATTCCACCTGTGATTACTTTGAATGTTCCGATTCCATATAAAACGGCCGTTCCTAACGTGGTGAAATTTCCGGCGAATTCCAGTAATTTCGGATTATTCAGTAAAAAGACATTGAGAGTTTCAACTCCGTCGGCAACAAACCTGAAAATTTTTGAAAGCGCGGATTCTAAGATTCCGAACTTAACGAGCGCGGAGCTTTCGATCCCACTCCCTAAATGTTTTTTAAAATTTTCCCAAGCATTCGAAATTCTTCCGAATTGGGTGGAAGATCGATCCAAAGCCTCGGTGGCCTTTGCGAAATCATCTATATTACCGAAGTTTAATTGATTGAGATCGCCGTTAAAACCTTGAACGGATTTTCCGGCGGAGATGATTTGATTCGTAACTTCATCGAAACTGTTTCCGGTCGCGAGAACGTTATTTGTCACCGTTCCGACCATCGCGTTTAAATTGACCGCATTGAGATCTTTGAACGAAGATTTGATCTTGAGTGCGTTGGAAAGTATCTGTTCGACCGGAATCCCCGTTTCACCCGAAAGTTTAAACGCATTCTCTTTGATGGAAGCTACGTCTTGAACGCTTACTCCCAGTTTTTTAAAACCGTTCTCCAATTTGGAACTTTCACTTCTTGCATCGTATAAATATTTTGCGATCTTTACGAACTGAGTCGCGAGTTTTAACATTCGATTTCCGGAATCTATTTTTTCAACGGCCGCACCCAATTGAATCGCTCGATCTTTATTCTCGCCGATCAATGTTCGCATCGTGTCCCATTTCTTATTGATCTCGTCGATTTTACTGGAGGCGAGATCCGCTATCGTAAAAACAATTTTCATTTCGTTCGTGTTCGTATCAGCCATATCCCGCCTCTGGTAACATCTAATCTCCGTTAAACGCTTTTACGATCGCTCGAGTCAGAGTGTTAATCTCAATCAACCGCACGAATTCCAATTCGGCGGCCAATTGAGTTTCATAACTTTCGCGTTCGTCTCCGTCCAACGGATATTCCATCTTTCTTCCCGGGAAATAGTACATCAGAAGAACTTCCAATGCACCATTCCCGGCTTTAAGAAGCTGAAGCTTCTCCCCTATAGCTTTTTTGCAGTCACCTCTTGGGTCGTCGCAGTAAGCTCGATCAGTTTATTGCTGATCGGAATAAAAATTCCGGGAGAATCTTGAGCCCAACCGTTCACCACGTCGAAACTCGGATACAAACAACACTGACCCGTGAGACGTTGTGCGACATCGGTTTGTTTTTCCTTTCTCGCCTTTTCAAGGGTATCGTCCACCTGAGTCTTGTTAGGTACTCTGCAGATAATCTTTCTTCCTTCGCCCGCATCCAAAACGTGAACTCCTCCCTTATCCGCAAAATGTGATTTGATCGAATCGATCGCGTCCTTATTGCGTGTGATAAAGTCGTCGTCTATGTTCTGATAAGGCTGAGGAAGTTTTTCAAACGCTTCCTTTAAAGCCGGAATTGAACTGATTAATGGATTCATCTTGTTTCCTTTTTCCTTTTACGAAAATTCTCAACGATCTTACGCGAACGTAATGACCGGAATCGACAACAGCGCGATTTCCAACGGAACCGCAATCGCTCCCGAGTTTCCGCTTTTGATATCCGCGTTGTATTTCGTGATCTTAACCGCAGGTGCGATGTATTTAAAGTCCGGTCTTCCTTCCGCTTTTAAAATCGCGGTTAACGGTGCCGGAGGAAGCTTTTCGATCAAACCGCCGTAAGGCGCCGCAAGAAGAATCAAACGATCCAGCTCTTCGAAATAAATTTCAGCGCTGATGCTTCGTTTGTAATTCTTTGTCGTGTACCCTACGATCTCACCCGCCTTTCCGTATGTGAGTTCGATCTCTACCGCATGATCGAACGTGAAAGAGGAAAAGTTCACCATATCGTAGCCGAAAAGTTTCAACTCGAGATTGGTAAAGCTATAGTTTTCTTTTACTACTTCTAATGCCATTGGTTGCTCCTATTTAGGTGTGGCGAAAGAGGTTTCCCACTCGATCGCTTTAGTTCTATTGCTGACGTACATCTTGCACTTCGCTTTGAGAATACGATCGGTGTTGAAGGTTTTATTCGGATCGAGAATGATCTCGTGTCCCGAAATTTCCTTTCTACCCGGAGCTTCCATCTCGGCGGAGATTTTAGAATCGATGTATGTTTTCAGATAATCAAGACCGCCCGAGCCTGAATCGACTTCCGTATCCATATTCAAAAACTGAAGCGATTCGCGATAAAGAATGCGGTGCATTTTATCGGCGCGTCTACGTTCCGGAAGTTCCTTAAAGTCGGAATCGCTCGAAGCCTTGATCTTATCTCTTGCGATGAAGATTCCGTCGTAGTCGTCGTATTGTTTGAGAACCATCAAACCCATATCATGAAGCAGATCCATGTAGTTCCGATATCCGTTATCCCAGTAACGAATTTCGGAGAACGTCAACGAACGCATATCCTTCACATATCCGATCGAAACGTTTACCGGCGCGGCGGCGATCTTAGCGGTCGCCATAGTCGCGAAGTTTCTCCAAACTCCGATGGAATCTCCGGCGGACTTAACAGCGGAATAACCGCCGGATGCGTTGACTCCGCCTTTGATATAACGGGCCTCGCCGACTGCGATCATCACTCTTCCCTTAGGAGAAGCGAAAGGTTCGAACTCGTCCTGAACGTATTGAAAATATTCCGGAAGAGTTTCCGATTGATTCTTACCTCTCGCCTCCAAAATGATAAACGAAGGAAGATGATGTTCGGTTTCCATCTCCTCCAAAATAACGTTGCACGACATCGCGAACGCTCTGGATGCGGGACCCAAAACGTGGATCCAATACGCGCCGTATTCCCTTTTTAAAGCCTCGATCGCAGTCAACTTGGACGCGTTAGACGCGCTCGGTCCGTTGATCGTAAAGGTGTAAGTATCACCAACTTTAAAAGTGTTTGCTGGAGTGGACGCGGCCGTAAAGGTCGAGCTCACACCGGCATCCAAAGAAATCGGAGAACCGCTCGCGGGAGTGATCAACGGAGTGGAAAAGTTCGCACCTCCGTCCACGGATTTGCGATATTCCGCAACGCCGGGCGCACCTGCTTTTGTAATCTTAAGAATCACAATTCTGGTTCCTGTCGGAGTTCCTGAGGTTGTAGGCAGAGCCGCTTCTCCGTCTCCGGTTTTCGTCGGAGTTCCGACAGTTCCCGCGACGTCGTTTTGAGGACGTACACAAAGAACCGGAACCGGTTTTTGTCCTTTTGATTCGTCGAACTCTTCGAAGAATTGTTCCAAAGAATCCACGAGTTCTCCCCTTCCAAAAACGTCCTTTGCTTGAGGGGTGTTATTGATGACATAGACTCTGTTTACGTCGCCGGTTTCCGCGGTTCCGACTTTGGAACCGACGCGATCCGGTTTAACGTCGTTGAAGTTGATCCCACCGTCTTGATGGTAGGTAGTCACGTCGCCTGTTGACATTGATACGCTCCTAATATTAAGAGCAACTGAGTAGAATGGCGGACGAGCCGCTCTGTATATTATTATTTCTGAATATCAGATTTTTGATTCGGCTCGTTCGTTTTTACTTTAATTGAATTTTTTTCCTCTGCGTGTTCCGATTGATTTTCCTGTGCAACACTTTTGTTTTTGTCGATGTCTCTTCCCGAAAATTCGCGATAAGCGATCTTAAGAATCTCTTCTTTTACTTCTTCTTCGGGATCTCTTCGTAGATGATCTAAAAATCCCGCGGCCAGCGCCGGGGTAATTTCGTTCTTTTTAATAAACTCGACTGCTTTCATTGTTCCTCCGATGTTCCTATTTCAGTTGGCTCTTCGATCTGAAAGGTTCCCTGAGCCAAAGTGGGAACCGATTCCGTTTCAAAAAGTCCGTCGCTGAAAACGATCTCCATCATCAATTTGTAATATCCTAGATTTTCGGAAGGATCCGAGACGACGAAAGATTCGCCTGGTTTCACCGCTACGGTAGCTCCTTGCGCCGTCGCAAATTTCTGATGATTGGAAAGATAGATGAGAATTTGATCGACTATTCCGAGCGCTCCCGCTCCCGACCCCAAATGTCCCGTGGACGGAACGTCCTTCGAGGAATTCTGCATCCAAAAATGGATTGTATATGTAAATTCTTGAATATAATGTCTTTTTAAAAAACGAATATTTTTGACTCCGCTAACTACTGCGGGTTCCAGTTTTTGAAATCTTTTTCCGTCCGCGATCGAAACGAGTGGAGATTGAAAAATCACACAAAACGGAAACAAACTCGGATAATCGCTTACGTTTGGGCCCACTTGATAAATTCCGCTTTCCGAAAATAAGGAAACCGGCTCGGTCTCCGGAAGATCGGGGAGAACTTTGACCGAAAGGACCAAGGATTTTAAATATTCGATATGACTGATTCTCATGATGCAATTGTTTCCGTAATGATCGATAGTTTAACGCGTTTGCGTTTTCAAACAAGGAGCGAAACGTATCAAACCGCTCCTAATTTTTCCAGGTAGAAAATGCTTGGAACCCCAAGGTCGAAAAGAACATCCAGTTCATACTGAATCATATGTCCGTAAGGATCAATGTAACGAGGTCCTACTCCGTAAGGATCGGAAGCTTTTAAGAATTTTCGACCGTCCTCGGTGATTACAATTCCGATCCCGCGAATGATATGTCCTTTCTGAGTAAGATACGTCCCCAAACCGCAGGGAAATTTCCATTTCTCGAAATACTCGCACAGCTCTTCCTTGTTTCCTTTTTTCTTTACGACCCTAAAAGGAATCTCGTTGTCTTTCATTAGAATATTAAAATGTTCCGCGTGATCGAACGAATCATAAACGTTCTTTCCGTTTTTAATCACCCAATCCTCGAAGAGGGCATAATAGTTGTATGTGGTCAGTTGGATAAAATCGGAAATTCTATAAATCAATCCTATATAAACGATCAAATCCTGAAACACGTTGCCCATACACTGCTGATAATCTTTTAAAAAAAGACGAGGCGTAACCTGATCCTTTCTTTGCGGATTCCAAGGCGAAATAGGATGAGAAATGTATGATATCATAATATACTTCCTTCGTTTAACAAACGGGTTGATTGAGTTCGCAGGATCTTCGTATGGAGAATATACCCGGAATCAAACTGGATTCGAGAATACGAACCCTTAGTTCCGAACAATCCCTTTCCCACTCCGTCCATTTGCGAACGCATTCTTCCTTAAACAAACAACGGGAAAGATCCTTTGCGTGAATTCGATATGCGTTGTATCTTCCGGAAGTCACATACCATTCTCCGGCAATTCGAATCGACGGAGGAGAGCTCGCTTCCGTAGGAATCGTCAAAGCGTAATTTACGGATGAAAAACTTCCTTTACACTGCTCGTTGCGTTGATCACGGACACGATCTGCCGGATTCCGGCACGCAGTCAGAATCATAAGCAGAACCGGGAGAAAGATCGATTTCTTTGATTTCATGCGAACCTCCGCTGTGAATAATTTTTGAAAAAACAGAAACGCCCCTCGCTCCGATCAGAAAAACAAGAATTCCGAATATTAGAATCGCATAAAATTTCGTTTTCAGATCGAGAAGGTTCCACCAAAGCAGAAAGGAATTCATAACTGTCTGCTCCCTACTTCCGATTGAGAGCTTCTATCGGATTCTCCGCCTTGTTGAAAACGGTCTAAAATATCTCCAAAAACTTTTCGTTTCGTATTCAAGTCCTCGTTGATTCGTTTTCCTAGATACAAACTTCCAACCGTTCCGTAGAATACGATCAACCACTGGATCAAATCCATGTGCAACGGTCTTAAAGAATCTGGTGAAAGAATCGACAATACAGACAACGCAATCAGATAAGAAATTACTAATATAAATACAATCCAGGTTCTGAGAGTTGTATCCGAAGGTTTACCGGTTCTATCGTCTTTGAATAAGAATCTCATTCCGATCTTCTCCCTTTTGAAGAGGTGAGTTTGATCAAATCCTTGACATCGGCTTTGATTTCCGAAAGATCCTTCGATATGGATTCCATCTCAGTTTCTATCTTTACGATGCGAATTTCGTGGTCCTTATACATCGTGCTGTATTGAATCGCGGCTGAGACAACAAAACCTAAAACGACAAGAAACTCTTTGATTCCGAGTTTAATCTGACTTATTTTTGAACTCTCCATTCTTCCTCACAAAAAAAATCCCGCACTGTGGCGGGCTTCAATGACTACTCAATCGCTTCCGATTGTGAGGTAAGAATAACACGTCTTCCGATCGAATCCAAGGGTCGAATCGAATCGTATCTGCTTGTTCCGCTCTTAATACTTCGTACGTTTGGGAGCGAATGCGTTATTCGTCCTTGAAAGGAAGAATGGAAATCAATAGATTTGTTTTTTGGTTCTGCGAGAAAGCGCCACCTTTTCCAAATCTCCCACGAAAAATCTACGAACGCGCGGACTCCATTCTATAAAAGGAATCTCGTGATCGATCACGTATTGATTGAACGTTCTTACGGATAGATTCAAATATTGAGCGGCTTCTTTTGTTTTTAGAGATTTCGCATTTTCCTGAAACGTCGGAATTTCCGATTTTTTCGGGACCGAATTTTTTTGTTCGGATCGAGGCAAAGAATCGTTTTTTAATAAAGAACCATTTCTTGTGTTACCGTTGATTACTGACATAGCGTAAGTTTTGAACCTTGCACAAGTCGCTTGTCAAGTTGTTTGTAAAACTTTTTCTTTTGATAAAAATTTATCGATGCGATGGTCCTAAAAATGAATTTTATAAATTTAGAATATTCTATATTTATAATTTTTGGTCCGTAATCGGTTTCGACACAAAAATCAAAGAAAAAATTTGGACCGAGCAGGCGCACAGCGATTCAAAACGAAACAAACTCGAAAAAAAATTCGATTTTCAGGTTCCATTCTCCCTTGCAGAGAATCCGTAAATTAGCACTCATGTGACATATGGAAATTATTGTCATTTGCGTTTGATTTCGAAATGAATTTCAAAATGAAAACAAATGAAGACAAAAAAGAGTCACAGTTTCGGATTTAAGATGGATTTTGTCGGGGGTCATAAATATACTAAACATATATATAGATGATTCGTTGGAGCAAGAATTTGGAAACCAAGGAAGATTTACGCGAGTTGATTTATTGGAAAGTGGAAAGCGCTTTGAAAAAGTTCGAATACGATTTTCAGTTTTCAAGCGAACCGATTCAAGTTCTTCGGCATACATACGCGCAGGAAATCGTAAATCTTATGTTTGATTCTGCGGAAAATAAATGATCACTTCTTCTTTTTAAATTTTTCTATAACCACGCTCAACGCATCCAACTCACCGTCCGGAACATCCAAAAGACTTTCCACTATACTTTCCATTTGAGGACGACTTCTGATCTTCCTAAGAATGTTTCGATAACGATCGGTGTCCGCATCCGACTTCGAATCTACGTCCGTAATCATCATATCACCTTCGCCCGCGATCATCCAAAGAGGATTCACATTGTGAGCGGCTCGAAGTCTCAACAAGGATTCTTGTGAAAAACTTTTGGCCCGTTCGTTGATGAGATCGCTGATAAACGCGGGTTTGAGATCGATCGATCTTGCAAATTCCGCCTGAGAAACGCCCAAGGTCTCGATCAATCGCTTCAAACGATCGGGAAATTTTTTATCCGCTTTATACATTTTTACCGTATTTTTCGATTGACAATCATACATTTTTAACGTACGGTCATTTCAGGCGGGACAGGACTCGCTGAAATCAAAGTCGATTTCGACGTTCGATCCGGTCGTTCGCACGACCCAAGGCTCGCATACGGAAGCGAAATCGCAATCACAAAAAGGAGGCTCGATGATCATCATTAACGGAGATGAATGTAAAGATTTCATTTGTATCACGTTGCGAATGAAAACCTTAGCCAAGTTCGCAAGGGAAGCGGAAGTCAATTACGATTACCTTTCGAAAAGTTTAAACGGACAACATTCCTATACCGAAGTCAGAGAAGCATTCAAAAAATGGAATGTTCCGTACCGAATGGATCGCGCACCACGATCCTACAACAAACGAAAAAACAGGAGAGCGGCATAATGAATCAACTCGGCTCGGCGGCGATCGCCGTAAAAAATCCGATCGCGAACAGGAACAATTTGGATCCGATCGTTCTTTCCGATATAGAGGAAAAAATGGTTTTTCAAATCGCTGAATACGTAAGGGAACAATTTTCCACTTTCGATTGGAGATGGGACGATCACTCGGAAATGCACGATAAGGCGGTCACTTCGCTTTTTCTTGTGAAGAACGACATCGCACATATTTGCGAAAAAAATCCGAGTAAAATCCAGGAATTCATTAGCATTCTTGAATATATTTTGGAAGAGGAATTCGGGGAATAACCCGATTCGAAAACTTTAAGGAGAATTTAGAATATGGAAGTCAATCGTTGTTCACAGTGCGCCCAAAGGGATTCAATGCGTCAAACCGATCTTTGCGAGGAGTGTCTTATCCGAAAGTTCAAACCCTTGATATCTCTTTCGGATAAGATCCGTTCCTTACATTCGAACGATATGGTTTCTTCGATTCAAGAAGAACCGAAAGGAGCGGCGTAATTTTATGAACGACTCCAACAACACGAAAAGATCTCTCGTGAACGGCAAAGTCGTTCACGAGGGAAAATTTTGGAGAAGGGGTAGGACTCTTTCCAAAAGATTGGAACAGATCGTCATAGAATCCGAACTGAATCTTCGGGACATCGCGTATCAATATTCGCACGACGTCGATCCGAATTCTCCATTCCAACCGGGACCGATCTACAGAGAACATCTCGCGGACGTAATCAAGGGAACTCGAAAAACTCCACGTTATGTGAAAGCTATCGAAGAATCCTGGAAGTTATCGATCGAACAAATCCGTACGATCTATCGGGAAGACAAGGAAATGGAAAAAAGAGGCGAGGCATACTCCCCTAGTTTCATTCAAGAATTTGCAAGTTGGTATAAAGACGTTCTTCGTTCTCAAAAGGAAATTTCGAACTTAGATCCGATTCTTGAAGGAAGTGAAATCGAAATCGCTGTATAATATAAATAGAATCTTAGATTGAAACGCGACGTAAAATCGCCTAACACAAATCAATGAAAAATATCTTCGGGTTCCCAAAGAAAGCAAAGAAGGAGGGAATAAAATGGATCATATCGTTTATAAAAATCTTAGAAATTACAAATACCAACTCGTAAAACCTTACAGTTTTCAAACCGAAATCAAAACGAATTCTCCGTTACAAATCGGAAATCCCGAAATTAAAATTTTTGTGGATCTAAACCGGGAAGGTCGACTCAACATAGAAGCAGGATACGCGTGGGATGGACCGAGTGGACCGACCATTGATACGAAAACGTTTATGCGTGGTTCCCTTGTTCACGACGCTTTGTATCAGTTGATGCGCGAAGAAAAATTGGATCGAAACGAATATCGGGAAATCGCGGATAAAATTCTTAAAAAAATCTGCTTGGAAGACGGCATGAATTCGTTTCGAGCTTCCTACGTTTATAAATTCGTTCGTTGGTTCGGAGAATCCTCGGCCAAACCGAAAGATGAAAGTAAAGAATGGGAAGTCGCTCCTTGA